GTAAAAACAAAAGCAGAAGCTGAGAAACTTCTAGTAGGTGCGGGCTATAGTGTAAAAACTAGCATTACAAAGGATGTAACTATACTGCTCAACGAAAGCGGGATGGAATCCGCAAAAACTAAAAAAGCCAGAGACAATGGTGTCTCTATTTCTAACAATCTTTTTGATATAATTTGAGGTGAATTAATGGCACTTCCTAAGTGGACTGACGAGCGCACTGACGCTCTTACATCATTCGTAGGCGATGAAGCTCCGGTTTCTCAAGCTACGGTTCGTGAAGCTGCTGAGCAGCTTGAGACAACCCCTAAGTCTGTAGCAGCGAAGCTACGCAAAATGGGATTTGAAGTAGAATCAACTGCTTCTGCGGCTTCTCGCAAGTATACTGCTGAGCAAGAAGCTACTCTGCAGCAGTTTGTTACTGACAACAGCGGAACCTATACTTATGCTCAGATTGCTGAAGCATTTGAGGGTGGAGCTTTCTCTGCAAAGCAAATCCAGGGTAAGCTGCTGTCTATGCAACTGACCGAGCACGTTGCTCCTACTCCAGCGCGTGAGACTCCTCGTACTTTCAGCGAAGCTGAGGAAGCTACTTTTGTTAGCATGGCTAACGATGGTGCTTTCTTGGAAGACATTGCTGAAGCTCTTGACCGAAGCGTCAATCAAGTTCGAGGCAAGGCTCTCTCGCTCCTTCGTTCTGATGCGATCTCTGCAATTCCTGCACAACGGGAAAGCAAAGGAACCAGCCGCGTTGACCCTCTCGAAGGTGTTGATGTTGCTTCCATGACTGTTGAGCAGATTGCCGATGAAATCGGTAAGACCGCTCGCGGTGTCAAGACGATGCTGACTCGTCGCGGCCTGACTTGTGAAAACTATGATGGCGCAGCAAAGGCAGCAAAGGCTGCTGCTAACTAATTAGTTAGTATTCATGCTACCCCAAGCTGGGAGGCAGGGTTTTCCTCCTCCCAGCTTTTTCGTGCTCATTTGTTCAAGCGAGGAACCTATAATTGAACCTGTCTAGTATTCTACTCAAGTCTGTAATCGCGAATTGCGATATGGAAACGTGGGCGGAATGCGAGAAGCACTATTTTCCCGCTGAGTATGTATCTATCTGGAATGTTCTGGACAAATATGTACAAGAGCACAACATTCTCCCCTCCTTTGAAGCACTACAACTTTCTATCAGGGATGGCAATCTCCGACAGAAGTTTAGTTCACTCGAACTTTCTGAGTCTATAGATATAGACGCACCCACTCTACTGGAATACTTGAAGAATGAGTATGTACAGATAGAGGCTATGTCACAACTAGATAATTATTTGGATAATATAGTTGCTGTAGAATCTGCTGCTGAAAGTATAGAAGCTCTACAGTCTATAGTTATGGATTTAGAAGAGAAAGTCGATGTCAAGTCCCGTTCTGAAAATATGCAGAAGATGGACTTAATGGCTACAGAAGAGGATCTCCAAAGAAGTCTTCCACTATCCCTCAACACCGAGTACGACCAGCAGCACAAGTTTCTACCAACAGACCTTATTCTTATTGGTGGACGCCGTGGAGCAGGCAAGTCGCTTACTTGTGCTAATGTCGCCACTAATATGTTTGCAGAAGGCAAATCGTCTATCTACTTTACGATAGAAATGACAGCGCAGTCAATCATGCAGAGATGCTGTGCGATTGCTACAGGAGTTCCAGCAGGTCACCTCAAGAACGGCAGTTTGACCTGGGACGAATGGATACGAGTAGCAAAGTGGTGGTCGTCTCGGTTTGAGAATAGTGAGAGGGCTTATACAAATTGGCTAGACCATAGAAACTTTCGACAGTTTCATCAAGAAGTAAGTCTTAATCCTCTCAAGCCACATCAGCTTGATATTGTATATAACCCTTCTCTATCTCTTGCAAATATAAGAACAGAGCTAGATAAAAAGATGAGAAAACTAGAGCCTCAAGTAATTATTGTAGATTACATTAACCAGGTTAAACGAGGTCATGCAGTTAGTAATAGAATGGGTCAATATGACTGGACAGAACAGATAGAAGTAAGTAAAGCTCTGAAAACTTTTGCTCAGGAATACAATGTTCCTGTGATTTCTCCGTATCAGATTGATGCTAGTGGAGAAGCTAGATTTGCAAAAGGTATTCTGGATGCTGCGGATGCTGCTTTTGTACTCAATGCACACGAAAAGAAAGACAATGCTATTACTTTTGAGTGTACGAAGATGAGAGACGGCGATGACGAGGCTAACTTTACTTCAGTAATGGACTGGACTTCGCTGAAGATGGGCCCAGAAACTGCTGTAATATCCCAAGAGGGTGAATCAGAAGAAGATGTTTATGAGGATATTGCATGAGCCAAGTAGAAGAACTATTACAAAAAGAAAACATAAAGTATAGAATTTCTGGGAAGGATGTTCTTGTTCGATGTCTAAACCCTGACCATGATGATACTAATCCATCTATGAGAATTGACAGAATACTTGGAGTATTTAATTGCTTTTCTTGTGGATTCAAAGGAAATGTATTCAAACACTATGATGCAGAGATAAGCATTCTTGGTATACAGAGAGAAAAACTAAAGAGGAAGATAAATGAGCTACGAACAACAGGAGTCGGACTCCGAATGCCAGAGGGAGCGACACCCTTTCATAGAGATTATAGAGGAATCTCTGCAGAAACTTACAGTCACTTTAATGCTTTTTGGAGCTTTAGTTCTGATTATGTGGGTAGGATCAATTTTCCCATAACAGATACAAGTGATAGAATCGTAGCATTTATTGGTCGAGACGAAGCAGGCACACTAGATACTAAATATAAAATTAGTCCCCCAGGAGCAAAGTTACCTTTGTTCCCCAAAGCTCGCCCACTTCAGGGGCGGGTTATTCTCGTCGAGGGAATATTTGATATGCTGAACCTTTATGACAAAGGTCTAACAAATGCAGTGTGCTGCTTCGGTGTAAATAGGTTTGACAAAGACAAATTCGAGCTTCTCAAGATTTCAGGAGTCACTGGCCTAGATCTTATGTTTGATTCCGATGAAGCGGGTAAGAAAGCTAGTGACTCCGTAAAGAAAGTTGTCGGAGACTTTCATGTTCGTACAATTAATCTAAAGTCTGGAGACCCTGGTGACCTCACGCAGAGGCAAGTTGATGGATTGAAGAAAAAATTATACTTGACAAATTGACAGAATTATTATATAATATATTTTTTCGTATAGAGAATAACTATGAAAGTTGCACTTGTTGAGGCTAAACCCTCCCGAAATCAGTACAGAGAGTTTACTTTTCCTTTTGATAGGTTTGCTCTCTGTTCCGACCCAGCCGTCAAAAAAGTCCTAAAGAAAGATGTCGATCTCGATATGGATGCTAGTGACTACGATTGGGTTATTCTGATTGGCTCCGAGCCACTCAAACATTTCACAAAGGTAACTCAGATTACTGAGTATGCCGGTACACTTGTGGATGACAAATTCCTTCCTACTATTAACCCTGCAATGCTTAAGTTCAAGCCAGAAGCCAAGAAAACTTGGACTGACGCTTTGGATAACATTCTTGGTTATATTAGTGGGGACAAAGTAAAAGCTGAGATTGACCCAGAAAGAATCTATGGTATACAGGATTCACAGAAAGCAATTGACTATATTCAAAAATGCCTAGACTCCAAGTATGATTTCTTTGGTGTCGACTCAGAAACCTCCGGTCTTTATCCGCGTAATGGACACATTCTCGGTATCAGCTTGAGCGCTGAACCCGATAGTGGTGTTTATATTAATGCTGATTGTATAGACGAAGCTGTAGAAGAAAAACTTCAGGAACTCTTCAATCTGAAGCGTCCTGTATTTCACAACGCAAAGTTTGACGTTCCTTTCTTCGAGTTTCATTTCAACTTGAAAATTCCTACGTTTGAAGATACAATGCTGATGCACTATGTTATCGACGAACGTCCTGGCACACATGGTCTCAAGCAGTTGGCTATGAAGTACACTGACTATGGAGATTATGAGAAACCTATGTACGATTGGATTGATAAGTACAAAAAATCCAACGGTATTCTCAAGGATGATTTTCGCTGGGAATGGATTCCATTCGAAGTTATGCAGGACTATGCAGCAATAGATGCTCTAGTAACATTTCTATTGTTTGAAAAGATGGAAACTGCTCTCAAGAAAGGTAATCCAAACCTTATGCGTGTCTATCAGGATATTCTTAAGCCTGCGTGTCAGTTTCTTATTGATACACAGGATAATGGAGTTCCCTTCTGCAAAGACAGGCTGGTTCGTAGCCAGTCTCTTATGGCAGAAGAAATCTATAAAGCAGCAGAGATTCTCTCAAACCATCCAGACGTAAAACGGTTTGAGCAAGACCAGGGCAAACCATTCAATCCCAACAGCGTAATTCAGCTTCGCAAGTTGCTGTTTGACTATGTAGGTCTAGAACCAACTGGTATTAAAACCGGTACTGGTGCAGATTCTACAAATGCTGAAGTTCTTGAAAAACTCGCCCTTGTGCATGAAATACCGGAGTTGATTCTCAATGTCAGAAAGAAAAGTAAAATCAAAAACACCTACCTTGACAAAATTATCCCTCAATTGGATAGAGACAGTAGGCTCCGTACTAATTTTAACCTTCACGGTACTACTAGCGGTCGTTTTTCTTCTAGTGGTAAGTTGAATATGCAGCAGATTCCTCGCGATGATCCTATCGTGAAAGGCTGTATTCGTGCCCCTGAAGGTCGTAAAATTGTTGCGATGGACTTAACAACTGCCGAAGTATATGTGGCAGCCGTTTTGTCTGATGACTTGGAGCTACAAGACGTGTTTCGTCAGGGAGGCAACTTTCACTCTACTATTGCACACAAGGTATTTCGTCTGGACTGCCCAGTAGAGGATGTTGCAGAATTATATAGTGGCTATCGTCAGGCTGCAAAAGCTGTTACTTTTGGTATCATGTATGGTGCTGGCCCGCAGAAGATTAGTGAGCAAGTAACAAAAGACGGTGGCAAGTTAAGTGTAGAAGAAGCAAAGCAAGTGATCAAAGAATACTTCAATTCATTCTGGAAGCTAGAAGAATGGATTAACAAGCAGAAAAAGTTGATTGAAGTAAATGGTCACTTGTACTCTTTCTTTGGCCGTAAGCGTCGATTGCCTGATGCGAAGTCAGAAGATCGGGCTACGAAGAGCCATGCTATACGCAGCGGTCTCAACTTTCTCGTTCAGTCTGCCGCTTCAGATATTAATCTTCTAGGAGCTACAGAGGCGAATCAAATAGTAAAAAATCGAGGACTCGATGCTAATATATTCGCTCTAGTACACGACTCCGTACTAGCTGATGTCGCTCTCGATGATGTAGAAGAATACTCAGATATTCTTCGCGAGTGCATTCAACGTGACCGTGGAATTTATATTCCAGGTAGTCCTGTTGGTTGTGACTTCGAGATTGGTGATGACTACTCAATGGGTAAGTTTGAGAAAGTATACGGCTAGAGATGTTTCCAGAGTTCGATTATCTGCAAGTACATC